CCAACAGTGAGTTTGGGAACAGGAAAATGCTGGACGTGGTGAACAAGAATCAACTGGGTTTACTGGATAAATTTAGAGATATAGCTAAAATAAGAAGCGCCACCAAAGGATCAGCTAATATTAGCGACATCTTACCGCAGTGGATCAGGCAAAATTTTTCTGAAGAGAGCATAGATGAGTTTGCTGGCGAGCTTTTAGAGATCGATGTGGCCCGAATGAAGGTAACCGAAGAAGAATCCAGTGTGATTGCTAAACTCCGCGCCATGGAATCGGGTGGATATCCTAATATCGAGGGGTTGCAGAAAAACGATATGGCGCTATCTGGACTTAATTTGCAAGTGGCCGCGGAGGGGATGGGCAAGTATTACGATGAGATTGTGCCTAGTGTCATAAAGAAAGTATTGAAGCAACTCGGAGCCAAGGAAACGACTATAGACCTGAGCCGTGAGCCGCAGATTGACGCATACACTGCCGGTCGGCAACCAGGGTTCGACCTTGATCGGGTCCGCCAGGCACTCACCGACCAGGAGGGCAAGACCAAGAGGATCGGACTTTTTCAGGAGAAACGAGGGCGGTTCCAGTTTTCAAAAGACATGATGGCGGATCCTAGTGTCATCACTTTACTTAAAAATTCCGACCTCTCGACATTCCTACATGAAACGGGTCATTTCTTCTTTGAAGCCATGCGTCACATGGCCAATCATGCCGAATCACCGCAACAGGTAAGAGATGACATGGATACCCTGCTCGGGTTTATCGGTGTTCAGGATATCGAAACCTGGAATACCATGAGCCTGGAGGAACGCCGTGCCGGCCATGAGCAAGTGGCCCGCGCGTTTGAAGCCTACCTGTTTGAGGGTAAGGCCCCTACCTTGGGACTACAAACTCTTTTTCAGCGTTTCAGTGATTGGTTAAAAGTGGTTTACACCAATCTGATGGGACTCAAAGTTGATCTCTCTGACGATGTGCGCCAGGTATTTGACCGGATGCTCGCATCTGACGAAGAGATTGAACTTTCCCGGCAGTTCAATAGCTTCAAACCTTTATTCGATTCCCAGGAAACGGCAGGGATGTCCGAGAGTGAGTGGACTGCCTACCAGGAGAAAGTGATCCAGGATACCGGCGAAGCAGACGAGAAGCTGCAAGTGAAGTCACTGCAAAATATGAAGTGGCTTTCCAAGGCTAGGGGAAGGGTCCTGGCGCAATTACAACGCCAGGAACGTGAGCGCCGCATGGGGGTCCAGGTATCAGCCGCGACCACTGTGCAGGGGAAAAAGGTCTACCAGTTAAGGCAATTTCTCCGTACGCCGCTGGAGAAGAAGAAAAAGGTCAAGACGGATCCTAATGTGGTCAACCCCTACGAGGATTCCCTGTTTAAAGCGATAGCGAAACTGGGTGGCATTAACAAAGAGCAAATTATAAATGAGTGGGGAGTGGATCCGCAGGAGAAACACAGGTCGGGACTCGGGGTTGGTCGTCCGGTTCTCCGCGTGAAAGGGGGGCGCTCCATTGATGCTATGGCCGAGGTCCTGGCCGAGGAAGGGTATCTCCCACTCGATGAAAACGGCAAATGGGATTTGCGTGATTTTGAGGAACGGTTTTTTGACGAGCAATCAGGGAACCGACGTTTCTCCATTAAGAACGATGAGTATGAAATTGCCGAGGCGTACGAGAATTTTATTGCCCAGGAGGAGGGATTCATCCCACTTGACCTGGACAAGGTTAAAGGCGGGAAGATGTCCGCCCAGGGGTTACGGGAAGAATATGGGGGGCAGCAAGGCCCATGGACCAAACTTCCGGACAAGGGACGATATGCCATGGTGACCGAGGATGAGGGAGGGATACACCCTCAGATGGTCGCGGAAGCATTCGGGTACAGTTCTGTTGATGAGATGATCCAGGAGCTTATTGCTGCTCCGGATATGCGTCAGGCCGTGAAGGATGAAACCGATCGCAGGATGACCGAATTGTACGGGGACATGAATTCAGAGGAAGCGAAGGACAAGGCCCTTAATGATGCGCTGCATGGTGAATATCGCGAGCGCGTGATCCATACCGAACTCACAGCACTATCCAAACGTGTAGGGCGGGGCAATGTCCTGGCGGCTGCGGCCAGAACCTGGGCGAAAGAGAGAATCTCACGGATGAAGGTCAAGGAGATTCGTCCACATGAGTATGTTGCCGCGGAACGTCGTGCCAATAAGAATGCGGAGAAAGCCCTGGCTAAAGGAAATCTGGATGAAGCCACTGACCATAAGCGAGCCGCAGTACTGAATTACCATTTTGCCAGGGAAGCAATCAAGGCAAAAGAAGAAACCGAAATCGCTGTACGTTATTTTAATAAGTTCAGTCGTCCTGGGGTCCGGGAGAAGATTGACATTGATTACCGTGACCAGATTGACAGGCTCTTGGAAAAATATGATTTAAGGAAGAGCGTTACCGATAAGGCCGCTGACCGCAGAAAGACCCTGATCCAGTGGCGGGACGCGGAGATAGAGAAAGGGAATAATCCTGTTATAGCGGATTCGGTACTCCGCGAGGCTGCACTGATCCACTATCGCGATGTTCCAATGGCAGAATTGAGGGGGCTCCGCGATACTATCAAGAACATCGAACACCTGGGGCGGCTCAAAAACAAGCTCCTGGCTGAGCAAGCGCAACGCAGTCTGGATGCGGTCGCGGCGGAACTGGGTGGCAGTATTGAGGAAAATACCAAGAAGAAGCCGCTCAAGGATAAGGAGAAGACCTTATCGCAGCGACATCCGCAGGATATGAAGAGGAACTTTATCCAGGGGATATACCAAGAACACCGGAAGATATCCCACCTGGGACGTCGAGCGGACGGGTATGAAGATAACGGACCGTTCCATAGATATATTACTCGGCCAATGAATGATCGTGCGGATTGGGAAGCGAATGAGAAGGATAAAGCCACCAAGCGCCTGGGCGAGTTGTTCGATACTTACGCCTGGTCTGAATTTGCTGATAAGCTCCCTGTGCAACCGGAAGGGCAACGGCTTTATAAGCGTATATTTGTCCCGGAAGTGGATCTGTCCCTGTCTAAAATGGAACGCATTATGATTGCCATGAACCAGGGGAATGAGCAAAACAAAATAAGGGTCCTGGAAGGATTTCGTTGGACCCAGGAACAAGTAGATCTAGTTCTAGGGACGTTGGAGGCCAAGGATTGGCGTTTTGTGCAGCAAGTCTGGGATTATATTGATGAATTCTGGCCGCAAATTAAGGCAAAGGAGGAGCGGGTAAATGGGGTGGCCCCGGAGAAGGTTGAGGCAATGCCGTTTATCAACGAGTTTGGTCAGTTCCGCGGCGGGTATTTCCCGATCTCATTCGATGAAGATCTGAGCCAGGTATCTTACGAAAACCGGCAGAAGGATCTCTACGAACAAGCGAAGCGAGGTAAGGTGGGGTGGGCAACCACGGCGCGGGGGCATCTCGAGGCGAGAAAGAATGTTCCTGTGAAAAACAGACCGATCCGGACTGATTTTGGAGTTATATTTGAACACGTTCAACAAGTGATTCACGACTTGGCCTGGCATGAGTTCCTGGTGGATACTACCAAGATTCTCAACCATAGCCAGGTGCATGGCGCAATCTACGCAAACATGGGGAAACATACCGTGGATTCGATAAACGACACCATCAGTGATATTGCGCGAGGAGAAATGGAAGGCGTCAAGTTTATTGAGAAGGCGTTTAACCATATACGCGCCGGTGTTTCTATTTCTGCCATGGCATGGAACCTGGGGACGGCCTTGCTTCAACCCTTTGGTTTATCACAATCAATGGTGCGCGTAGGACCGACCTGGGTTATGAAGGCCATGCTCAAGTTTTTCAGTGGTGCTGCGGCAATGGACGGGTCCGTCAAGGCAGTATATGAGAAAAGCACGTTTATGCGTCTACGCGCCAAGACCATGAACCGAGAGATCAATGAAATCCGCAACAAGATTTACAGGGCCGGGATGGTGAAGAAACTTGTTAAGCCAGTGGAGGAAACCTATTTTTATCTTATTGTCAAGGCACAGTTGATTGCCGATATGCCTACCTGGCTCGCGGCTGAGGAGAAAGCCCTTGCCCATGGACTCGATGAAGAAACAGCGATCGCCTTGGCTGACCAGGCCGTCATTGATTCACAGGGGTCAGGTCATATCAAGGATCTGGCTTCAGTCCAGAGGGGCGGCCCGATAAAAAAATTGTTCACCAATTTTATGAGTTACTTCCAGACGACATTCAACCTGACTATGGATTCCTGGGGGCGAGCAAAATTCAATGACCCCATGTCACTGGGGCGTTTGGGCGTCGATATGCTTCTGCTTTACACGGTCCCTGTGGTCTTATCTTTTTATCTCCGGGACGCCTTCTTGAAGGGGGAGTGTGATTACGGAGCGGATACTGCGTGTGTGTTTGATCGAGTCGTGCGGGAACACGTTGGGTATATGTTGAGTGGGATGATCGGGGTCCGCGAGGCCAATTCAGCGGTGCAGCATTTTTATGGAGGCTACCATGGCCCAGCCGGAACCAGGCTTTTTGCTGAGTTGGACAACGTCGCCAGAGAGCTTAGTCAAGCATTCTCTGATGGGGAAGTTGACAGGGGCGCGTGGAAATCACTTAATAAGTTCAGTGGGATTCTTTTCCATTATCCTGCAATCCAGATGGAGCGGGTGGTCATGGGTTACATGGACTTACAATCCGGGAAGACTGACGTAAAGACAGCCCCGTTGTTTGGCTATGCTAAACAATAGGTTTGGGTTTGACGGACCATGGAATAATCACTTAAAATAAGTAGAGTAAAGCAGGCACACGGAGGTTTTTGATGACGATATCAGCAGAAACAATACAAGCGGGCCCTTTCAATGGGAACGACAGTACGGACGTATTCGCTATTACATTCAAGTGCTTTTCACAGAGTGATTTAAATGTAGTTCTGACGAATTCTTCCGGGGTGGAATCAACCAAGACTATCACGACTCATTATACGGTAAGCCTTAACTCCAACCAGGATTCAAGTCCTGGGGGGTCAGTCACTATGGTCACGCCCCCGGCGACCGGTGAAAAAATAACCATTATCAATGAACCGGCTTTTACCCAGGGCGTTGACCTGGTGAATGGTGGCGGGTTTTTCCCAAATGTCATTGAAGATGCGATTGACCGGAATACGATCCTGGGCAAACGCGCCAGGGATACGGCAAATCGGTCGGTAATTATTCCCGTATCAGATTCAACCGGAACAACAACTGAACTCCCCACCGAAACCTTGCGCGCGAGCAAGGCAGTCGTATTTGATTCCTCTGGTAATGTCGGGGTTTCGACTGATGACTATGAGGACCAGGTTGCAACGGTTGCCGCGTCAGCGGCGGCAGCGGCAGGGTCAGCTACGTCAGCCGCTACTTCAGCAACGGCAGCGGCTACTTCAGCTACAGCCGCGGCTACTTCAGCAACGGCAGCGGCTACTTCAGCAACGGCAGCGGCAGGGTCAGCTACGTCAGCCGCTTCAGATGCAGTTGATACTGCCGCAGATGCAGTTAGCACAGCGTCAGATGCAGTTGATACAGCGGCAGATGTAACAAGTAGCGGGACCAATGCTACAAATGCTGCTAGTTCAGCTAGCACAGCAACTACCCAGGCTTCAGCAGCTTCGACTTCAGCAACAGCAGCAGCTACGTCTGCTACTTCAGCAGCTACTTCTGCTACGACTGCTACGACACAAGCATCTGCGGCCTCAACTCAGGCCTCTGCGGCTTCAACATCGGCTGCGGCAGCAGCGGCTAGTTACGATAATTTCGATGATCGCTGGCTCGGGGATAAGGCTTCCGATCCTAGCGTTGATAATGATGGCAATTCCTTGCTTGATGGGGCCGCCTATTTCAACACGACTAATAATGTGTTGATGGTCTACGATCTTGGTGGGACAACTTGGAATCGTACCACTCCTACCAGTTCAGATCAGACAAAAATTAATACCGTTTCGGGCATTCAAGCTAACGTAACTACGGTCGCAGGGATAAGCTCAAATGTCACAACGGTCGCCGGAATAAGTTCAAACGTAACTACGGTCGCTGGAATAAGTAGTGATGTTACTGCGGTTGCCGCTGATGCTACAGATATTGGAGCAGTTGCGGCTAAAGCTACCGAGATAGGAAGACTTGGTACAGCCGATGCCGTTGCGGACATGGCGATACTAGGCACAGCCGATGTAGTTACCGACATGAACACGCTTGGTACGGCTGACGTTGTCGCGGACATGAACACGCTCGGAACCGCAGATGTAGTTTCTGACATGAATACGCTTGCCACAGCTGATGTGGTTACGGACATGAATACATTGGGAACGGCTGATGTTGTCGCAGACATGAATACATTAGGTACTGCGGATGTTGTTGCGGATATGAACACCCTCGGCACGGCGGACGTAGTAAATGATATGAACGTCCTTGGCACATCAGGGAACGTCACCAACATGAATACGTTGTCAGGCATCAGCGCGAACATTACAAGCGTAGCTGGAATAGCTGCCAACGTAACAACCGTGGCTGGAATTTCAGCGAATGTCACAACGGTTGCTACTAATGAAGCAAGCGTTAATCGTTATTCAGATGAATATACTATTGCTAGTACAGTCCCCGGTTCTCCAAGCGAAGGT